TCTATCTACTAACTTAAATGTTCCATAATCATTTGACATAACATAACCTTCGTGGTCACATTCTTCATCATTAATATAACATTCAATGTCATCATCTCTGATAATATGTGAGAACATATCCCACTTAATTGACCTGACTAATTGCCATAAACGTAGGACATTTATGTCTGTTTCGTTATCAATAGCGAGTGCCTCTATTGTTAAATCATCTAACTCTATTTCTTCACGAATACATGTATTTAATTGCTTCTTAATCCTTGCTACTTGTTTATCATTAGGGAACTCACATAAAGTTGCAACTTGTCTTGCAAATTTACATCTTTCAAGTATATTATCAAGTCCCTCTTCAATATAAACTTCAGGTTGAATAAAGAGAACATTATCATCACTTTCCAACTCAAATTGTAAAGGAATAGCAACAGCATCCCTTAAATCTTTATCTGCTATGTATAATGTATGAGGTGCAATTACGATTTCTTGGGAAACTTTATCTGGGAAATCGTATCTGATGGTATTAGGATTGAAACTATTAGTGCCACCACAACCGAGGTAATCACCTTGGTAGATATTATCTGTAACAGGAAGATTGTCAAGACAGAGATGCAAAATATCTGCCACTTTTCCTTGATGGTTTCTATCAATATCGGTATGGTTATGGTTGATTTTGATGAGTTTTTTGTTGAAGACACTTTTAGTTCCTACGAAGAATTTATTATTTGCTGGATTAGTTCCCCAAACTATTGCTGGAGAACCATCAATCTTAACTGATATGTGACTATCAGCAGTAAACCAATTTAACACACTTAAATCACCATTAAGGATGGAATCTTCAGGGTGTTCAATATGTTTGTTTTTCATAATAATAACCTCATAATAACATAAAAAAGGGGATATTACAACCCCCTTAGTAACATTTAAGCAAGAACACCTGCTAACTTTAATGCTTCTTTTGTACCTGCTTCAAGTAATAGAAGTGGTAGAAGTATTAACGAAAATCCATCACGAGGATAATCTGTTAGCAGAGACTTAACTTGTTTTGTCTCAACTTTAGGAGTTTCTGTTGGAGTTTCAGTCACTTTTTTCACCTTTGGTTGTGTAACTTTATTTACACGTTTTACTGGTGGAGTTGTAACTTTCTTAACAGATATAGTAGACTCCTTGATACTTTTGGGTGCAGATTTAGCAGTTTTAGTTGCTGATGAACGTCTGCGAGTTGCCATAAGTTTTCAATAATATAGAAAAAAAGTGTGAGGAGAGGTTCGACTTAAAGACCTGTTCCACCCGATCTATGCTAACTCGTTTACCGAGTCTAATTAAGATCAGGGATGAGATCACCCTTGCCTCCTCACTATAAGGACAGTTTCGACGCGTCAGTTAGTATTATAAAAACTTCTCAAGTGTTCCCCTTACTTCACCTATTCTGTTTTTGATTAAGTTACCATAATCCTCATGCAATTCGCACCCTATGTAATATCTTCCTAAGTTTTTTGCAACCATAGCAGTAGTTCCAGATCCCATAAATGGGTCAAGAATTATATCATTTTGTTGACTACCTGCTAATATACAAGGTTCAATTAAATCAGGTGGAAAAGTAGCAAAATGACTGCCCTTATATGGTTTATTTGTTATACTCCAAACTGATCTTTTATTCTTCTTTGGATATGATTTAGTAAGACCAGAATGAGGTGTTAATCCTGTTCCTTTATTATGATATTTGCCATTAGTTCTATCTCTAGTTCCCCAATCTTTTGCTGGTTCTTTAATTGCTTCATTATCATAATAGTATCGTTTGTTTTTACTTAATAGAAACAAATACTCGTGTGATTTAGTACATCTATCCTTCACACTTTCTGGCATTGGATTAGGTTTATGCCATATAATATCTTGCCTTAAATACCATCCATCTGCTCTTAATGCAAACGCAAGCATCCAAGGTATTCCAATTAAATCTTTTTCTTTTAACCCATCTAATTTATTACCTCGTCTTGCACATTTGTCTGGTAAATCTTGCTTACTGTTAGAAACAGTTTGTTTAACTAATGATTGACCTTTTCCAGGTCTATAGTTATAATAACTATCACCAATGTTTAACCATAATGTTCCATCTTCTGTTAGATTTTTACGCACCTCTCGGAATACTTTTACTAATTTTTGAATATACTCTTCTGGAGATTCTTCTTGTCCTATCTGACAATCCTCCCCTCCATAATCTCTTAAACCATAATAAGGTGGAGATGTAATGCAACACCTTGCTTTTTCATCAAATTCTTTAAGAGTTTGGAGACAATCTCCAAATAAAATAGTATCTTTCATAGTGCGATTGCTGGTTCTCCTTTATTAAAAATAGTGTCAACAACTGCATTAACACTTTTAGATGTACTAATTCCAACCTTATCATACACTGGAACTACAACTAATCCAAATGATTTGTTATATTGTTCCAATGCACCAGGTTGAATTAGTCCATCATTTATGTTTCTTTTATCATCATGTCTTAATCTAATTACACGACCAATAGTTTGACTAATACCAATATAATTCATATTTCTCATAAACAATACTGCTTCAAGTCCTGATACATTAATACCTTCAGATAATATACTATGATGTAATACTACAAACTTCTTCTGATTATCTTTACCCCAAGCATTTAGTATTCTGAAGAACTTTTCACGAGATACCTTTTTACCATCAATAACTGCTCCAGTTTTTGATGTAATATACATCCACGAATATCCACGATAATGTAATACTCTACCAAAATCTGTTTCAGATATTAAACCAGTAATTTGTGATGTTCTTCTTGCACATATTAATACTTTACCTACCTTTTGTTCATCCATAGTTTCCAACAAATTCTCAGAATCTAGTTGGTAGTTTGTTTGACTTCCTTTCACCATTTGCAACTTCTTGACTATTACTTTAGGTGGTAAGATTGTCCCACTCATTACTAACTCTGGTGCTGGAACTTGCTCTAATACTTTACCATAAACATACTCATTATTCATTCCCTTGATAGTATTACTATGCTTAGGAGTAGCAGTAAAGAAAAAGCACCTGCGATCAATTCCAGTTGCAAAATGTTCAGTAGCAGGGAAAAAATGTTGTTGAACACTATTATGTGCCTCATCAAAATATATTGTATTTACAGGAATACCAGATTCTTGTATTCTATGTAATGAATTATATGTAGTAAAGATTAACTTATTCTTCTGCCAATTAGCAACTGCCCAATTAAATATTGTCTTACTCTTTGTTGTAGAATAGTGTGAAGTATCACCACTATGAACGTGCAATACTTTAACTGATAGATCATTAAGACCTATAATCTCTAGGAAATCTTCACATAATTGTTGTGTCAATAATATGCGTGGTGCAACAACAACTATAGTATTATTACTGCTATTAAATTGAGAAATAGCATCCGTAATCATACACATAGTTTTGCCACCACCAGTAGGGACAATCAACTGCCCTCTCTGGTGCTTAAGCATTTCATTCACGACACGTTGTTGATGCTTTCGCAATTTAATCATATTAATAGTATAACATAGTATAGAACGTAAAGTCAATAAAGACCACGTTGTAGACCCACACAGGGTTCATACAGTAGGGACAATTCAGTCGCTTCAGTTAGTATTAACTTTTCCTAATTCCAGGATCATATTGTGATATTGGTTTCTCTTTACCTTGTTTAATATCTTTAACTAATCTTCTACCTGCTCTTGTTATCTTCTGTCTCTCTGCTGCTGTATAACCAGTTGCTTTAACTGGTTTATACTTAGGAGATACAGTTTTCTTTGTTTTCTTTGCTAGTAACTCATCTGCTGTTTTAGTCTTAGCACCAGATTTTGCTGCTAATCTTTCTGCTCTTGCCTTCTTTTGTTGCTCTCTTGCTGATAACTTAACACCTTTAGGTTGAGTAGGTTGTTGTTGTCTACCAGCAGGAGATCTCTTACGATTAGTTACACCAATATCTGACTTATCTTTATATGTTTTAGCAGGTGCAGTCTT